AGCGTGTGGAACTTGGTGTCGGTCATCACGTCGATGGAGACGATGTCAGCGGTGACGGTGTTGGTGTCGCCGATGAATTGGCTGCCGGACGTGCGGTTGGTGATGCGGGTATTCGGGTGCATAATTTAGTATTGGTTGACGCGAGCCGTCCACATGCTGGGTTGGCCCTGTTGGAAATAGTATTTGTCGCGCTGGGAGATCAGCTCGGATTCGGCCATCTGTTCCATGGCGAGCGCCTTGTCGAGCTGGCCGTCTTCGGTGAGGAGATCCGAGGTCAGCATGAGCGCGACTGCTTTTGCTATGACGGCGGGCACGGTCGCGGAGAGGTTGCTTGCGCTGTATTCGGTCGGGCGGATGCGGTAGTTGACCCAGACGCTAGTCGGCAGGTCGGTGTCTTCGGGGAAGCGAATGGCATCTCCGAGGAGCGTAAAGCCAATGGCGCGGGGCGCGGCGTGTGTCGCCGGATTGTCGCGCAGGACCGCAAACACTTCGCCCATCGGTGTGGGCGTTGGCGATCCTGTCTGCTCGTAGTCAATGTAATAGCCGGTCGTAGCATCGCCCTGCACGGTGCGACTCTCGACGCGCATGAGTTCTGGCCAATCCGCCCACTCCCAGCAGTCCGCAATGCGCTCGTTGGCGGCGGCGGTCATCATGGTTCTTGCGCTGGATGGGATGTTGGAAATATCCGAGCCGTCGTTGCCTGCGCGTTGCCATGCGCGGAGGAGGATGGATTGTAAGGTGACGGTGCGCATTAGCTGTTGAGTGCGTTCATGGCCGACTGCACGGCGGATTCAAAAGTGACACTGGGATTCGGCCACGATGCTTGCGGCGCCGGATTGGCGGCGAACATGGTGAGTATCTGCTGTAGGTATGCTTCGACGGCGTCCAGCTCGGCGCAGGTTTTGCCTGCGGCGGTGAGGGACTGGCGCAGATACAAAAGTGTGGGCTGGCGGTCACCTGCGAGGCCGACACTGCGGAGGTGTTCTTCGGCGGTGATCGGATCGGCTTCCGGCGCCGGTGCGGGCGGAAGTGTGGCAAGGTCGAGGTCGGCCAAGCGGACGGCGGATGTTCCGGCGGGCGGTTGCCACTTCGCGGTGTCGCCGTCCCACAGGACGACGTTGACGAGGTGTCCGGCGGGTTGAGCGAGGATGGCGTATTGCTCGGTCATGGTTAGAAATAGGTTGTCACTATGACGAGGCCGTTGCCGCCGGTGCCGCCGGCACTGCTGCCGCCTGCGCCGTTAACTGCGCCTGATCCGCCGCCGCCGCCGCCGCCATAGAGTCCGCCGTTGCCGCCGGAAAATCCTGTATGCACTGCGTTATCGGAAGACATGGAACCGCCGCCGCCGCCTGTTCCTGCCCAACTGCTCTGTGAGCGGATGCCAGCGGGGCCGCTTGAACCTGCCGAAATCGAGGGCGCGGATGTAATGCCGGTGTTGGTCTGGCCGATGTCGCCGCCTTTGCTGCCGACGCCGTTTGTGGAGCTTCCGCGACCGCCGCCGCCGCCGCCGCCGGTTGGTAAATACACACTGGCGGCAGCGTTGGATGGCGCGCCGGAAGATGCTACACCGGCAGCGCCAGCTGCCGTGCTGGCGTTGGTTCCGTAAAACAAAGAAGCCAGTGTCGTGGCTGCGCCCGCGCTGCCGCCCGACGATGATCCGCCGCCGCCTGCGGAGCCGCCACGGGCCTTGATGAAACTGCCAAAACTTGATTCGCCGCCAGCCGTTCCGTTGGCGCCGTTGGTGTTGTCGGCTGAGTCTACTGCGCCAGTGCCGCCAGCGCCGATCGTGATTGTTTCGGTCGAGCCGAGAAAAGCCGGATCAACGTATCCCGCCGTAATTCCTCCTCCTGCGCCGCCGCCGCCGCCGCCGAGGCTGTTGTTTTGCAAGCTGCGACGGCCCGCGCCGCCGCCGCCGCCGCCGCCGATCAAGAGGTAGTGGACGAGTCTGGCTCCGGTGGGTTTTGTCCAAGTGTCGTTCGATGTGTAGATGCGGGTGTCGGTGAGTTGGCCGGTGAGCGCGATGGTGCCAGAGCTGGCGGGGACGGTTAATGTGACGGTGCTGGACGTGGGGACGTTGGCGCCGACATTGAAGGCCAGCGCCTTGGTCGCATCGCTGTTGTCGAAAACCAAAAACTTATCGTCCGACATCACGTCGAAGAAGGACGTGTCGGTGAGCTGGTAGTCGTTGTCGCGGGAGGCGCCGACGATGGCTTTACGCACATAGACGCCGGCTTGTTTGTAGGAGCTGAAGGGCCACGTTCCGGAATTTGACCGGACGAGCCATCGGCTATCGAGGGCCGCCGATCCGTCGAGCGGGAGGTCGGCATAGGTTGCCACCTCGCCGGCGAAGAAGGCAGAGCCGCCGCCGCCTCCGCCAGAACCTTTCTGGTCGAAGTTGCCGGTGAACGGATTGAAGGCGAAGCCCATTACAAATTAGAAATTGGAGATTTAAGAGCGGGTGACGGTGGCGATGCGGGCGTCATCGCTGGACGGCGTGCCGCCGACGTAGGTGAAGGTGAGCGTGGCGACTGTTTGGGCGCCTTCCTTGTAGACCACCGTGGAAAGATTGTTTGTCGTGGAGACGTAATTCAGCTCAACCGCGTTATGCTGCGGAATATTTAGTCCGGCGATGTTTCTGACGGAGACGTTGGGATGCATGGGATGGGGAAGTTGGCAGTGGTCAGTTGGCAGTTGGCAGCAGGAGCATTAAGCGGAAGGAGCGGCGGGCATGCCGAGTTGCTGGTCTTGCTGGAGCTTTTGCAGCGCGGGCTGGGCGCCGGTGCGGCCGATGACGGCGTTTTGCTGCTGCTGCAACTGGAACTGGAAGGCTTGTGCTCTTGCGTCGATCATGCTGCGGAAGATTTCGTCTTGGGCGTAGCGCTGCTGGACGGCGGGGTTCGACTGAATGATTTGCTGCAAGGTTTGCAGTCTTACCTGCGCGTTTTGGCCGCCCTCTTTCAATGGCGGTTCGGTGCCTGCGGCGATTTTTGCGAAGGCGGTTTGTTCGTCTTCTTGCTCCATCTGCGTAGCGGCGCCGATGTCCCTGACGAGGAGGTTGGCGAGGTTCTGGTCTACGCTGCCGAGCATGACCTTGATCAATTGCGCTCGGTCGATAACCCCCATGGAATCCAGAGGCACTAGATTTTGGGTCAGGAACGTCATCTTGGCCTCCAAGGCGGCGTTATCGAGGGTTCTCGCGTCGAACTCGGCAGTGATGTCATAGCGACCGCGGATGTCGGCGGCGCCTTCAGCTAACGGCGTGGCGTTTCCGGTGACGCGAGAAATTTCCTCCGGCAGCATATACTGCTGCGCCAAGGCGAGGATCTGGATCATCATGACCTTCATGTCGAGGAGCCATGAGTCGGCCAAGTCCTGCATGTGAAGCATGGCGATGTTGGGATTCACGCTCTCGGTCATGCGACCGAAGTAGCGGTCAACGTCCGCGCGGGTTGCCTGCTCGACCTCGATACTGCCTTGGTCGAACGGCGGCGGCGTCATCCAATTGATCTCATTCGGACGGCGCTCAGGGATCTGCATCGCCGGTCCGAGGACGAGATCCAGACGGCCGCGCGAGGCGGGTACCTTGAGGGGAGGGATGATGGAAATGCTTGCGCGGTCAACGCGGTAGTCGCGCTGCACCTTCACCTCTTCCTGCGCCGACTGGACAATCTCAGGGATACCGCGGCTTTCGAGGAGCGGGCGGGTGTTGCGCTCGCGGGGCAGCTCGATGAAGGGATACATCTGATGCTCGTAGGGCATCAGCTCATGCAGGGCGACGGAGTCGGTGATGCTGTAGTTGACGACAGTGCGGGTGACCTTGGTCGCTCCGGTGCGGTCGTCGTGCTCCTTGCGGTAGACGTGCCACACTTCGATCAGGTCGCGCATCTGCTCGTACAGGAACTGGTCCGAGCGGTGGATGTTCATGTGGATGCGCTTCATCTCGCCGCGATGCTTAACCGCGCGCTCGACCCACTCCTTGTCCCAGCCTTCCAGCGCGGCGCGCTCGCGCAGCTCGAACTCGCTGAGTAGCTCGCGGCGGGCGATGAAGGGCGCCCTCTGCAGGGAGTCCGTCTGTATTGGAAAAATCACGTCCTCCCATGCTTCCAAAGCACGCACCACCGGCTTGCTGGAAAAAATATAAGGACTCTCCCACTCGACCTCGCCCCTCTCGCGGAGCTGGCGAACCTTGGAGACGCTGCCCAGCTCCGGCACCACCTGACCGAGAAGCTCCGCGGCCAGCTCTTCCTGAGCCGGATCAAGAACGACTTCGAGGAGCGCCTGCAGGTTGGGATCTTGCGTCTCCTCGATCATCATCATGGCCTCTTCGAGCGTGAACTTCTTCACCTCGACGCGGGTCTGGCGTTCCCAGTCCACAGCCATGACAGCGAGGCCGTAGGTCTCTCGAAACTCTGCAGCCAAGCGGATCTCGCGGCGCATGTCGTCGGCACAGTGGCTGTGCAGGAGCCAGCGAAGCACAGTCTCGGCGGCATTCTTCTTGGGGGCGTCCATCACCTCGACCGGCTGCACCTGTAGGCGCGACTTGAAGAATGCGGACGTGAGCGAAATCACCCGCTCCCGAATGATCGATTCGGCCAAACGGACGGCACAGTCACTACTATTCTCCCAAGGAAAAACCTTCTTGCCGTAGAAGGCTTGATGCTTGCGGCCGTCGTCGCTCTGTCCGGCCCAGATACAATACCTGACGTTGAAGTTTTTGAGCTTGCGATGCAGGTAGCCGGAGCCGTCGTGGTCCGCCTGATCGATGTCGCTGATCATGCGCGTGATTTTGTCGCGGTCGAGTTTCATTAGATCAGGACGGTGGTTTTGCGCGGTGTATACTTAATCGCGCACTCAGGGTTCCGTTTTAGAAACCAGTGGCGGAATGTTTTGTCAGACCAGCAGCCGTCACCTAGATGCTTCTGCCATGCAAAATAAGCATCGGCCGGAACGTCCATAACGTGCTGACCGATGCCGTCTACAGTGCAGTGTTCTAACTGGTCGTTGACCTGTTTGGCTTTGCGAGCGTCAATAGCGGCCATCACCTGCTGTGCGCGCCATCCTGTCTGCAGCTCCTCTTTGACAAGGTGAGCCAGCTCGTCATCCATGTCTCCGACCAGCTCGGAGAATATTTGATCTGACATCCTAACTTCTGCCGTCCGACCCGCATACGCAGTGCGGACGGCAGTGTGTTAAGACGCGATCTTAGAGATCGTTGAGATCGGCAACCGCGAGGTAGATATGGATCTCACCAGCGGTGACGGTGTTCAGCGCCTTGGCCGAAGTCGCCGTGAAGGCGGCAACGATGTTCTGGCTGGCTGCCGTGATGGCAACCGGAGCCGTGACGGTCATCGCCTTGTAGACAACCTCGGTGGCCGCACCGAGCGTTTCGGTGCTGGACATGAGCGAGGTCGCCGAGGCGGTGTTGCCGAGCGTGTAGGCAACAGCGTCAACCGTGCCATCGCTGGAGACCAGCGGCGTAACGAGCTTGTGAGCGGCGTTACTGATGACCGAGCCAGCAGGGACCGCCAGCAGACTCAGGGTCTGCGTGTTGGTCGCGCTGGTGAAGTCGCTGGCTACAACGACGGCTTTGTGCGTAAAGCCGGTTGCGGCTTTGGTTTCTGCGGGAAGTTCAAACACTTTCATCTGATTAGTTTTTTCTAGTTAGTTGTTAAGAGTTTGAATTAGGCAGTGGCTGCGAACTTGCCCATATTTTTGGGCGACATAACCGCGAGCGACACGATGCAATCGACGAGACCGCGAGGTCCGCCACCGCTGTCTTGCAGCTCTTGGAAGCGCGGCTTGCGGCCGTAGCGAAGCATGACGCTCTCAGGCGACATGATGTAACCGCGAGCATACTTCTCGGCGTCGGTCGAAGCGTTGGCAGCCAAAAATAGGCTACTCACGATTTCGAGCGTCGAAAAATCGCCCTCATAGAACGAGATATTCGAGACGAGACGATCCGAGCTGGCGGCTTGCGCGGTCTGGCGCAGATTGAACACGTTCGAGGTGCTGTTGACCGTGAAGCGCGTGAAGTTAGTGATGGCTTTCTTGAGGGAAGGGCCAGCAACCAAGACCAAGCGATCCTGTGAACCAGTCTGCTCATAGATGCTCTGCAAGACGTTCTGCAGGGCGCTCTCGGTGAGCGACGCGGTCGCGGTCGTGTTGATGCTGGCAGAAGGAGTCGCCTGCGAGGTCGGAACCGGAAGGTCGGTTTGAGAACCGGCCGTTGCGATCCACTTGCCCAAGCCGCGAGTTTTATAAGCCACGCTGCCGGAGCCTTCGACGGATTCGTTGTCCGAGCTGATGGTCGCTTCGACGTCACGTTTGACTTCCAAGATCGTCTTGGCGATGGCCTTGGAAAATTCTTTGCGACGGCCGATGGCGGCAACGTCAGCGAGGTTCGCTTGGAAGTCCGACACGCGGGCAGTGCGGCGAATTTTCTGAGCGCGAGCGCTGAGAAGAACGCGGTTTGCGGCTGCGTCCGAGAAGTCGGTCACATCGGAGGAATCAACAACGCCGTCAGTAGACGGAGCGCTGTAAGAATCGGCCAAATAGCTGTAAACCGAAGGATTAGTGATGTCCGCACCTACGCGAGCAA